ACCAGTGGCCGCGGCCGTGCCACCTACTGCTGCTAACTTAACTATTAATCCTAAAGGACCTTTGCCTATTAGATTACTAAGACCTGCGGTGATGCCAAGAGCAGCATTAATGGTTGTTATACTCTTTAGTATACTGGCACCAAAAGCAAGTCCTAATGTTATACCAACTACCTTAAGTGCTAATGCTGCGTCATCACCTGACAATTTGAATTTTGCCATTTCTTTTAAGATAGGCGTTAGTGCTTCAGCTGCGGCTAATTGTAATTCTTTATAGGCCTTTTCCATTTGACCAATGGCATCTGCGCTGGCCTTAGCAGCAGCAACTATTTTTGTGTAATCACCAGTTCTAAGAGCTTCATCAAATACCTTTGGATCAACACTGCGAAATGCTCTGCTTAATAAAGTGGTTGCCAAAGCTGTTCTTTGACTACCTGCTTCCATATTGGCCAAACCTTTAATGGTCTTATCTAATAAGTCTGCTTCAGATAGATTACGCAGGTCATCTAGACTAACACCAACTTTCTTAAAGGCTTCTTGTAGTTTTAGACTGCCATCAGCTGCGGCTTCTATGGTATTAAAGAAACTGGTTATAATTCTTTCAGCATTGCTGGATTTGCCTCCAGCTTCTTGAAGAGCGCTGCCAAATGCCGCAATCTTAGCTACACTAATACCAGTGGCATCCGACAGATCCTGCAGGCTTTCTGCCATTCTAATAGCACTGATGGCAAATGCGCCCATTGCGGCTAGTGGAATAGCAGCAGAAAGAGCATTGAATTTATCTGTGGCTACGCTGACATTATCACTTAACTTCTTGATGTTTTCAGCACCTTCTGTTTTTACTCTTAAAATAAAATTCTCTATGGTAGCCATGGCTTATCCTTTACTGATATTTTCTATATATTTTAAAAGGTCTTTAACAGTTGGTTCAGTCATGCCCTTAGGTGCTTGAACACTGCCTCTCATCTGACCATCTCTTAATCCTCTGCCCTCATCTAACACACGAGCATAATCATAATTTGTTTGAATTTCATTTTCTCTTAATTTGGTATTTCGAAAAGCATGGCCAGTTTTTTTTGGCGTATAATATCTGAATTTTTTAAAAGCAAATTCAGCCAATTGTTTTTCATCTAGTTCTTTAGATAATTCTCGTAATCTTAGATTTATTTCACCGCTCACTGTCTCATGCTCCTTACCAGATTTTCTAATTCCTGTTCATTATAATTACGCATGTCCTGCGGATTATTTTGACTGTTTTCCCAGGTTGTCATAACATCATAGATCATGAGATCAAATGTGGTGGCACGGGCTAAAACATCACTGGGTAATACATGATATGTTTTTGCCAAATTACCTATGTGTAACATTTGTATGGTATCCCATGATTTAGTGTCTATGGCCTGGTCTTTGACTTTCCCAAGACTTCATTAACCTTTGCTAGCACAGCTAGAGTTATGTCAATGGGTAAAACCTCATCATCTGCTAGAATACTTTCACCTTTCTTATTAAGCACAATTTTTTGTAAGATTTTTTGAAAAGCCTGTCCATCATTTTGTGTTTGACTGCGATAGAAATCAAAATAGGTCATGATATCTAAATGATTCTGCATGTAAAAAGTAATTGAATCTCCATAACTGTCAATTATTTCTTTATCATCAATTCGCACTTCTAATAGTTCCGGTTTTCTAACTAATTTTTTTAAATCCATTAAACTTTTTCCTTTCTATCTTTCATTTCATGTATGACTGCCAAAATAAAACGCAGTCTTGAATTGGCCTTATCTAAATCACCTTGAGCACATCTCAATTCTCCGAGGCTTTTAGCACACTCCGCTTCCAGACTACGCAATAATTCATCTTGATTATATCTTGTTAGATCCATAAATCTTTCCTTTTTGATATTTAACTTTTAAAACAAAAAAGGCTCCTAAGAGCCCCTTTTGCTGTATAATTTATATTATACTGTGCCTGCGGTTATGTCACCATCTACACTGAGTGTAATTGGACTTACCCAAACTGGGGCTGTAGGATTAACAGTAGGTGCTAGGTTTGTAATATAACCAGATCCACTTACATACTTGGCACCTGTTAGGCGACCATTGAAGTAGACACGGAAATATACTAAGGTAGCGTCGTTGGAAAGATCGAATAGACCTGCAACACCATTGCTTCCTGTAAAGAATGTTGTTGAATCTAAAACGAAATTACCAGCAATGCTGTTATTGGCTGGTGTTGGAACGGTCTTGTTAGAAAATTCATCTAACTGAGTCCATTGGAACACTCCTACCGCATTGTTGATTGTGATGTCCTGTAAGGCAGGTACTACATATCCACTACTGGTTGTTGCGATACTAGCAGTTGAGATTTGTAGAGTAGCCTGACTTGTTGGACCTGATACATTAATATATGCCATCTCGATTGTCCTTTATGTTGTTGCCGTCAATCTAAACTCGAAAGTATAGATTATACGGTCTTCGTCTTGCTCCACTGTGAAATCACTTTCTTGATCGAAACTGACTACACCAGTGTTACTCTTTGCTGTTAGAATATTTGTGATCATTTGATCTAATTGACTGGGTGGGTTTTTGGCATCTACGGCTACATAGGCTCTTGTGGTAATAAGATTTTGATCAATATCACCATCATCAAGAGTCATTATGAGAACTGATTCTTCTCGTTCTGTGGCTCCTACATAGACCTTTTTCATATTTTTAAGATATAGTGGCAGATTATTTTGGCTCCAAGGCAATTCTTCACTGACAGTAAATTGTGTCAATGTAGATATACTTGATTTTATAGCTGTTATTAATCCACTACGCATTATCGTACCCTTGTGATGTTGGTTCTAACTGGCATTTTTTCTTGGTTAGTGATAGCACCACTTCCATCAAAATCATACCAATCACCCGCATCAATCAAAGTTCTGAACAGTTCCTGATACTTGGTTCTATAAAATCCCAACTTCTTATATTCCGCATTGTCCTCATTGGAAAAGTCTGCTACTTTTGGTAACAGATATTCATAGAGAACTTTGTAGACACATAAGTCAGTCCAATCCTGTTGTCTGGCCTTAAACTTGTTAGCATTGGGCACAGGAACATCAAGAAGACCTTCAGTTGAAATGTTGGTCGCGCCTTCATCCTGAACTATAAAATATTGTAGCCACCAAGTTGTATTCTTAATTTCATAAAGAATTTTCTGAGTGGCCCTTTCACCAAAACCATCACGGTCATCAACTAGATCAGCATCAGCGATAACTTCATTGGCCTCAAATAGCCTGTCATCACGACTGGTCACATCTGTGTATTCACAGAAGCTATAAACATTACCCTTTGAAGAAATAAAAGCCATCGCTAATCTCCGATCTCAATTAGTCTAAATCTGTTTCTGCTGTGATCTTAACACCGTGTGTGCTCTGTAGAACAGCAGCACCCATAACAGCCTTAAGAACCATATCAGTAGCACGAGATTTTGGTAGATATAAAGTGCTTAATTCTAATCCACCGCGTTCTGCGATACCTAATGCTGTTGGAGCAAATACACCGTTAATGTATGCGTCGCTGGTTGGATCACCAGTGGCACCAGTAACTAGTGGACTCTCCACAATGGTAACACCACCAATATTACCAATAACACCACTTAATTGTAGGTTAGCACCACTTGGGCTCAATGCTGGAACCATTGAGTTGCCACCACTATAAGGAGTAATTACTGATAGTTGTTTCTTGATGTAGTAGGCACAGCCAGGATGAACCACAGCGAAATATGGGCCCATTACCTTGGCTTGACGTAGAGTGGCAGCTGCCTTCATGATCAATTCAACTGATAGTTCAGTTGTTGTTGAACCAATGTCGCTGGAGAAGTTGGCAAACCTTGAGAACACAGTTGTGTCAAAACTTTCACCAATAGCACGACCTGATACTTCTGCTAATTGAGCCATTACATCACCATAGGCTGAATCACGCAGCATGTCTGTCACTTGACTGTAGTAGACATGTTCTTGTAGTGTGATTAGAGCCTGTGAGCTTGTGGTATCTGCTGCGCTGGCATCTGCGCCTTCAGCAACAATACTGGCTGAGCCCTGTCCCCAAATAGGAACTTGAGCAACCTTACCTGCGTTGAAAGGTATATCAAATACCTTACATAGATTACGAGCCACTGAAGTCTCGTAGGCTGCGAATTCTGCGTCAGTGACAAAATTCGCATAAAATTGTGTGTTAATATCACTTTGATTAGCCATTTCGGTTTCCTTTAATGTTTATTTTTTTAATCCTCTTAACTCTTGGTAAAGTTGCCTTTGTTTAGGATCCTTTAGATTAAGTTTAGAGGGGTCTATGTTTGTAGGAGTTTGACTAATGTTACTACGTGTTTGAGTAGTTGTTGGACCTGCGGCCTTAAAGTGTAGATTGTTTTCTAAAAACTCGTTGACCAAATCTCGGACTCCGAAAGGTGTGCCTTTATCTGAATAACGTGTAGTACCACGGTCGTCAAGTATTTCAACTTCACCACTGTCATTAAGTCTTACGTAGGGTTTTAACAACTGTTTGACCTGAGTAGGATTCACAGCACCTAACTGTGCGGCTACATCTACTAAAGGCATATCAACTGTGTAATTACGTATAATCTCATCCCTTTTCTTAATTTCTTGATCTTTCTTTTCTGCTAGGTCTGCCATGAGCCTGTCAAATTCGCCGCGCTTTTTTGCTTCTTCTGTGCGACGTTTTTCAGCTTCTGATTTTAAACTACGCAGTTCATCTAGATCACCTAAATCTTCTAACATGCGCTCATATTTCTTGCTGACAGCAGTTTTGGTCTTTGCCATCATGTCATCAACTTCTTTTTGAGTGAATGTTCTTGTTGTGGCCTGGTTTGTGTTTTCAGACGACCCAGTATCGTCATTGGCCAATGTATTATCAGACATCGTACTGTTACCTTCCCTTTCGAAGTAAATTGGTTTGGAGAAATGATCCTCCAGCTGGTTATTTATTTTGCCTTGAAAAATTATGGATTTTTACTACCTGATTCGCCCTTATTCTAGCAAGGTGTTGTCTATTCTGTTGTATGAGGCAGGGCATGGGTGTGGAATATTCTCTAAAGCAGGGATGACTCCATAACCATTCTGATTCCAAATCCTGATTTTCCAATTTGGTTGCTAATTTTTTCAGTCTACGACTATTCAATTTACAAATATATATTCTGGCCAATTTAGAATCTAATGGTTTGGCCTGACCCTGCCATGTTGTTATATCAATGAGATTGTGTTGAAAGGCCTGAATACTCCATGGGCATACTGACTGTATGCTCATAAAGTATTCAGACCAATCAACCTCTGCGACCTGGTTTCTTTTTCTTACCACGATTCATTGCCATATTACTTGCTCCTAATAAATTATTGAAACTTTAGCATCAGCAGTGGCAGTGGCATTTAAGACTGCTACTTTGTGATTCTGTGTCATGCTTATGGGCATACTGGTCATACCAGCTGGCACATAAAGACTGCTAGTTGAAACTACAGGATTAGAACCTACTGCTACATGAACTCCCACTTGACTTGATATTCTCACACTGAGACTACCTATGGCCGTGCTGGTTGAAACAGCGTTTGCTCCTAGGTTTAAAACCTGAACATTGTTTGGTGTTATAATATCTAACATTATTTTCCCCGGGGTGTAAAACGATATTTCTGACTCTTTGGTGCTGCCTTACGAGCTATTGACAATGCTATGGCTACAGCCTGACGCCGTGGCATGCCTGCTTTCATTTCTGTTTTAATATTGCTAGCGATTGTGTGTTCGCCATAACCTTTCTTGAGGGCCATTATTTTTCTCCTTTTTCCGTTGATAATACGCCAATCCTGCTGTGCGTAGTTTTTCCCTGGTTTCATTAGAAACTATTTTACCTTTATGCCCAAGCCCAATTTTAATTTTTGTTTCTAATGACCTTGGTCCAGTTTTTTTTCCAATTCTTGCTTTGCTGACAGCCTTTTTTACTTCTTCTGTGCGAGGTATTCCTTTATTCCATGCTTGTTGAACACCCTTTAATCCCTTATTCCAAGGAATTCTTCCTTTTAGATTTTTACTCATCTTTTCAAGGATTTCAGGTGTTCTCATAAAAGATCCAGAAAACTTACCACCACCAATATGTTTATTAAAACTATCTAAATTATTGGGAACTTCAAATAATTTTAACAATTCTATTTCTAATTCTTTTATATAATCAGGTTCCCCTATACATAAAATCTCTCTTTTCCATTCTTCTGGATTATTTTTTATCAGTGGACGCACTTGTTTAGATGAACAAATATAGCTATCATTGATATGACAACCTTTGGCTGTTCTACTTCCAATATACCATTTTTTACTTGGTATATGTGTCCATCTATATAAAAAGGGCTGTGTCATTTAATCTTCTTTGTGAATATAACCTTGTTCCATATATTGTATATGCTCTGCTTCTGTTCGAGCAATCACTTCTTCACCAGTGTCTGGATTATACATAGTGTGGGCTTCAAATAGGGGCTTTGGTGGGAATGTGCTTGCCATAAGGGCTTGGTATTCCGGAAGTAGTAGGTCAGCATCTTCACCCAATATTTCAATAATTTCATGATCTATAACTTCTAATACACGACTGTCTGAAGCAGCTGACTTGGCCTTAACCAAGGTATCCATTTCACGTTCTTCATCTTTGATGTTAAAGTTATCAGGATAATCAATTTCACCATCCCATTCTTTATTTTGATAGATGCCAAACAATCGCCATATCTGTTCTTCTGCTAATTCAAGATTATCTGCCTTGGTGGCTAACTTGGCATTGAGAAGTTGGAATTCAGTCTCGAGAGCAATGCCACTGACTTCCCTAGTTTCTTTTACTCGTACTCCACCTGTGTTGGCAATAAGATCAATTTGATTTTCTAACGTCTTAATT